TGTTTTCCTTCACCTCCGCGCGGGCAAATGGTCAGAACTCCGTCATCCAGCAGCAGCTCAATGCCTGCCTGCCTTGCGGCTGACCGCGCCTGAGCCATGGGCGAACCGTTGAACACGGCATTGGAAATCCGCGCGGTCACCCCCTCATTGCGAAAGTCGTACCCCATGGCCTTTGCCTGCATGGCAATGAAATCCGCCACAGGCTGCGCGCCCTGAATCGCCGTCGGCCCCGCCGGGGTGATGTTGCCGAAATATCCCGTCATGGCCTCGATTTTGAACGCCACATCGGGAGAGGCGTTGAAATCCGCGGCGGCATTGGTGATTTCTCCGGAAAAGGCAACGTGCATTCCGTCACGCTCGTCGCCCGCATAGATGGTGACAAAGTCCCGCGCCCGAAACATGGGCCGAAAGGCCAATGTGGATATCTTGTCCATGTCTTCCAGCCGCAGTCCGCGCAGGCTGACGGACGCCTTGTTGAAATCCGGCGGGCCGGTCTTTTCGATGCGTGCCTTGATGGGGATGCCCGTCATGATTTTGGTGTTGCTTCCTTCCCTGAACTCTCCGGCTCGCAGGGTGACATGCACTTCCAGAAGGCGCGGAACAAAAGAGGCATCAGCCATCGAGCGCCTCCTGTGCGGCGTTTTCCCGCAAAACCAGCACTTCCTCCGGAAAAAGATAAAAAAGCTTCCAGCGTGTGCCCAGACCTTCCCATTGGGGCGGCTGCTGTTTTTCCGGCTGCGTTCGCAAATCGATCATGAACAATTCGCCTGCAAAGCCCGGAACATCTCCCACAATTCCCACTTGCGGAAGGCAGACCGCGCCCTGCCGCACGACAGCCCCCTCCACACTCAGGTCCAGATAAAGACGGCTGTTGCGCTGGTACAGGGCAATGGTGCAGTCCTGTTCATTCAGGGTCACCATGAAGGACTGGTTCTGACAGGCTTCCAGGGGGATTTCCAGCATAGGATATGCTTCCTTGTTATAGGCCAAAAATTGTTGCCATGGATCGCTCTTTCGTCTGCACCTTTCCGCGTTCACGTCTGGGCGCAAGTTTGGCGTTGGTGTACTGTGCCCTGACCTGCCTGACCTCCAGCAGGGAAAGCTCCACAAACAGCACTCCCAGCCCGTTCTCCCGCTTGCGGCTGTAGTTGAAGCCTTCCAGATTCAAGTCCGGGTATTCCGCATTGGGCGTCACCAGGCTGACAAGCTGTGTGCCCGCCTGAAGCGTGGTCAGCGTGTCGAGGGCATCCTGCAAGGTAGAGTCATCTCCCTGTATGCCCAGTGTCACACTGACTTCCAGTGGTGTGGCAACCTTATTGTAGGTGGCGAAACTTCCTTCCTCCACCGGCGCGGAAACGACTTTGCTCTCGTTACGGATATCCGCCGACAAAAAGGAGGTGAAGGCCACCACAGGCAGGCCGTTTTCATCGGCTAAAAGCCAGCGGTTACCGGATTTGTTGAACCATGAATCAAGGGTGGATGTGGCGACAAGAAGCTGGGACATCAGAGCACCCCACCGTCGGCGGCGTTGACGCCCGGTATCAGCGGGTTGCGGTCAAGCTCGCCCTGAATGTCGCGGACGATGCCTTCCGCGTCCGTGGCCTGGGTGTACATATTCAGTTGGTTGATATGCGTCTGGCTGCTGATTTCGGTGTTGCGGTTGGAGGTGGAAACGGAGGGCGGGACGGCAAGAGCCGTCAGATCCGCCGAAGGGGGAACGGGAGAAGGCGTCCCAAGGCCACTTAATCCCAAGGGGTCGGCAACGCCGGTGGGCGCGGATTCGGTCGATGAGTCCTTGCCAAAGAATCCGCTAGCAAAGTCCTTCGTCCCTTCCCACAAGCTGGAAGCTCCGGATTTTATCCCCTCCCATGACGGGAGCATATCCAATATCTTTTGAATAGCGGCCTTGATGGCATTGATAATGCCTTCCCACAGCGCAAAAAAATACTGCACCACACCTACAAAAACATTGCGTAATTCCTCCCCTGCCTCCTTCCATGAGCCGGAGAACAATGCCTTTATGAAGCCGATAAAACCTGTCAGGATTTGTTTCAGCGGTTCAATGGCCCCTTCAAAAAATCCAAAAAATGTCTTTGCGCTGGAAGACAGCGTTTCCCATACGGCCACGCCTGTTTCTTTCAGCCATTCCCATGCGGCGCCCAGACTTTCGGCAATTTCCTCTCCGGTCCCGAATATGGCCCATAAATCTCCAAAAGCCGATTCTCCACCCCGGATGTAGACCACCAAATCATCAACGGCGATGGCCAGCGCGACAATGCCCGCGATGATCCATGTGAGGGGGTTGGCCAGCATGGCCACGCCCAACTTGATGAAGGCGGGGAGCAGAACCGCTGTAATGGTTCCCGCCAGCACGGTGACAAAGCGGATGATGTTGGGCTCGTTGCGGCGCACCCAGTCCGCCACCTGATGCAGCAGCTCAATCCCTGCGCGGATAGCGGGTGACAATGCGCGCATGATGGTAGTAGACAGCCCGGCCATGGCGAACTGGAAATCCATCAGGGCCAGCTTGCCCTTGCGATACAGCTCAATGTCCTCCCGGTTGACACGGGAGAGCAGTTCCTGCTTTTTGCGCCATTCCTCCATCTGCGGCGTCCAGCGGCCATACATCTGCGCCGCCTGGGACACGCCGGAAAGATAGCTGCCCACCATCGCCCCCACGCTCAGGGCTCCGGCCATGGGCGCGGCAAAGCGGGTGACAATGCCCTGGAGGAAGGAGCCCCACTGACGACCCAGATTCTGCATGGAGTTTCCGGCGTCTCTGGCTCTTTGCGCCGCCCGGCCTGTGGTATCGGCAAGACGGTTCACCCCCTGTGAACCTGTTTCCCCCGCCTGCCGGAACGCCTGCCCCATTCTCTGACCTTCCCGTGCGGCTTGTCCCACTTCCCGCGCTGCTCCGTTGGCGGACTGCCGCGCCTCGTTCAGAGCATCTGCACATCCTTCGGCAAAGCCCTGGGCGAAATCCCGCAGTCCCTGATCCAGATTGTGCAACATGGCCAGCACCTGATTCAGCGCCGCCCGGAAATCCTGCGAGTCCAGACCGAGAGAAACGACAAGAGAATCAACTTCCATGCGTCACCTTCCGCTGCGGGCCGCATCAGCGGCCACCCGCTCATTGTAATGTCGAACCTGTATGATTTCGGCCATGTTCAGGGCATCCTCGTAGCTGTACCACGTCTCCAGTTCCTTGAGCGTCGCCAGCCGCTCCCCCGCAATCAACGCCGTGAGCGGACTGATATTCTGGGTTTCAGCGTATCCGGCTGGGGGGCCGGACCATCTTTGACGGAGGCGGACGGGCCGCCTTGTGCGAAAAAACCGAAATTGAGCGCAAGAGCTTCCTTGCGCAGCGTGAACAGGGTGCGCACGTCCTCGATAAATCCTTCCAGCACATCGGGAGTCAGCGGCTGCTCCACACCCGCATCCACACGGGAACAGCAGGACAGCAGTTCATCCAGCAGAGGGCGGGCCTTGTCGTAGTCGAGTCTGCCCAGGGCGGAGATGCCGGACTCACCCACAGCACGGGCAACGCCCGCCGCTATCTCGCCCGCGTTGCGCACGTCGACCCTTGTCTCGTCCAGAATGCCGGTTCCGGCCAGCAGAATACCCGCGCGGGCAATCCAGCCCTCCATCTGGAGAGCGGACATTTCCCGGATTTTGAAGGTCAGGCTCTTGCCCCGGTCGTCAATGACAATGTTTTTTTCCTTGCGCATGGTGAGTTCCTCTGAAAACCCGATTTCGGGTTTATTTTTTCTATTTCGGGTTTTTGTTTCCTGTTCAGCTTGACATTCTCTTTGGTTTGTGCCGGTTAAGCCCGGAAACGGAGAGAGCTATATGGCATTATATCTGGTGACTTACCGCACAGCTTCCGATGACATGGCCCGCTGTATGGTCGCAGCTGAAAAACTATTAACCCACGGCCTGCACGCGCAGGCGGTGGAGGCCAATTTGCGCCAGGTGTTCAATTGCCCTGTGAACTTCCTCTTTGTGTGCCTGGTTCCTGCGGATTATGCGGTTCAGTATTCGGCCATGATGGATGCTCTCCAAACAAGATTGGATAGCGCTCTTCCGCCCCGTCAATGTACTTCCTGAGAAAGGCTTGCAACGCTTCCATGCGTTCGCCTCCCCACGCATCATAGGGAATGAATGCGCCGCCACAGCCGATGACGGTAACGCCGGAACATCCACTGTCGATATAAATACCGCGCCCGTATTCTTTTGCTTCATCCATGTAGTTATCTCCTTGACATTTCCCTGATTTTGTGGCGTGGTGAGGGCACGGAGCTTGAAAACTCCTCTACGAGCGGATGCCAGTCCCGAAAGTATGGCTTTTTTTGTCTGTCAAGATAGAAAAAGTGCGGGACGTGGTGTATAGAACGACTATTCAAGGTCGGGAGTGGGCTAATAAAACACCCTTCGGGGAAATATGCCCGCCGTCTCGTAGCGGTTTTCAGCTCCCGGCCTTTTGTATTTTGCAAGGGGCCAATGAAAAAACTACGAGGTTTAACATGACACAGGCCCTGACCTTCAACGACGTCACCTTTTCCCCTGTCACTCACCAAAACACGCTCTGGATTCGCGCGGCGGAACTGGCCCGTGCGCTTGGGTATGCCCGCGAAGAACTTGTATCGCGGCTCTACCAGCGCAACTCGGACGAATTTACGCCGGACATGACGCAAGTCATTGAAATCGTCGCAGAACACCAAAATGGTGTTCCCGGAAATTTGGGTGCAGGCCGTTGTCGCATCTTCTCCCTTCGCGGCTGCCACCTTCTCGCCATGTTCGCCCGCACTCCCGTTGCCAAGGCGTTCCGGGTATGGGTGCTGGACGTGCTGGACAAGCTCAATGCCGAACGCTCCGACTCTATCTCCGCCCCTTCCCCCATCTCCAAACGTACCGACCCGGAGCGCAAAGCCCTCACATCCATCATCAACACCTGGGTAGGTATGGCTCCCATCCACTACGCCGCCGCCCGCGCCCAGGTGAACGCACATTTCGGCGTCGCCAGCGTGGACGCCATGACCGTAGCACAGGTCAAAGAGGCCATCCAGTACGTGCAGGGCAAGATTGACGCGCTTCCCGCCGCGCCTGCGGCTCTGCCTCCCGCATCCGGCACTGCCGAGGTTGAAGCGCAGCTTGCGAACATCCGCGCCCATGTTCGGGAAATAATGGCCTGCGAACGGCGCATGTATTTCACCTTGCGCGACACTTTGCCGCCCCTGCGCGGAGTGACCCGCCCGCTTGCCCTGTGCTTGTACGAGAGCATGGACGCGGGTTCCGTCCTCCTCGATGCCGCCCTGAAACAGGTCGAAAACACCGCCAGGCTCGTAATCGAATACGGACGCGGGTAAGCTGTTCATCCTCTGACCTCTGGGGCCGCTCTGAAAGGGGCGGCCTTTTTGCGTCTACACCGCCGCATCGGTGATGGTGAGGTTGGCGAAATCAAATTTCCACGTTGTGGGGTCCAGCACCTTTTTGGCGGACGGCACCGGAGTTCCCGATTTCAGGACGCCGCCTGTCCAGGTAAAGGTCTTGTTGATGCTTGGCACACTGGCTATCAGCGAACATTCATAGATGCCCCGTTTGCGCTCGCAGGCGCGGAACAGTTGGGACAACGCCGCATAACTGGGACTGGACGCCTCAAGCATGATGGTCACGGGCTTGATGCTGGGCACCCATCCCGCTACCAGGCCGCCGTCCACGCCCATGCGATCTTCGGCTATCGCAAGTTCATCCTGGCTGTAGCTCTGATCCGTGGCGAACTGTTGAAGGCGTATTCCCGCCGGGAACAGCCCGTCGACGATCAGCACCAGGGTAGCATTGGCGCTGGTAATGTCTCCAAGGGGATAGCTCATGATTTTCTCCTTATGTCATCTGTGAGGACAGGGGGTTACGCAAGTACGGTGCTGGCAAGGTCGAGTTTGTGAACCGAACCGCCGTACGTGTACCAGAGACTTGCCTCGGGGCTTTCCCTGCTCTGCCGCGCAGCGGCCTCGCCGGAATCGTCGGAGGTATCGTCCGGATCTCCCCCTATCTGCAGGACATAGCCGTCGTTGCTCAGCTCGCTGGAAATATCGCGTCCTGCTTCGCGTACAAGCTGGGATTTCTGCGATTCGGACAAGGCGACTCCCGTGTCGATGACACCGGAATACAGCGCCCGGTTGATGGGGTCGAGACACCACGACTTGAGTAATGTATAGCCCTCCTGATTGTAGGGAACGCGCGGGGTCTGCCGAAAGCCGTTCATGCAGGACACCTGAAGCGCGTTGTTCAGCCACACCGCGTTGAGATAGGTGTCTATCCATTTCCACGAACCGAACATCTGCCCCGGATACAGGAAAATGAACTGGTCGTTGCGCGTGGCGTAGTCGCCCATGAAGTTCATGCCCTGCGCTTCCAGACTGACTGCATCAGTCCCCCTGGTCACGTTGGCGGGCACGCCGTCCTGTGCCTTGAAGGCAAAGGTAATGGTGCCGTTGCGGCGGTTCCAGTCGATGCTTGCCGCAGTCCCCATAATCAGGGCGGCACAGGCCAGATTGTCCCAGACGCCGCAGGCAGCGCCCACGTTGGCTTGCCTGAGGGCGGCGGCGATGGTGGATGTGCTGCCCGCCTGGAGCAGAGCCGGGTCATTATCCCAATAGATATACAGGTAGTTGACGCCTTTTCCTGATGCCCACTGCGCGAAGGCCAGCGCATCGGCCTGCGTGGGCTGCGTGACCGTGGTGAAACAGACGAAGTTCTCGGTCAGGTCAAGTATGGCCTCCATGTTCTCGGCCGGAGTCATGGCGTCCATCCCCGGGGAAAGCACCGCTCCGGCGGCCTTCGTCAGCAGCAGAAGGGCGGAAACATCCGTGCCGGATGCCGGGGCTGCGGCATAGTCCACGCCTTCTTCCGCGCCGGCGGCCCCGCCGGTGATGGTGAAGGCATCAAACAGGCTGGAATAGGTCACGGTGGCTGCCGTCCATGCTTCCCCCCCGGCAGAGACAGCGCGAATCGCGGTCTGGAGAATTTGTGCGATATCGGACAGGGCGGAAGCTCCGGAGAAATCCAGACTGCCCAGCGCGCCCGCATGACTGCCCAATGTCAGAGACATGCCGCCATCCCGCACTTCCTTCAATGCGGCCAGGGTCACGGATGGAAGAGCATTGAATGCTCCGCCCCGGACAAAGGGCGCGGCATCTTCGGCCACACGCCGGCCCACATAGAAGGCGCGGGGTTTTGTGAAGGAATTGTTGTACCCCTGAAAGTAAACGGCCGCGGCCTGATATTCGGAGGACTCAAGCCCGAAATACTCCCCCACGCTGTCCGCATCCGGAAACGGAAGGGCCAGTTGAGACGAAGGTATAAGCTCTGACGCGGAAAGCAGCAGTCCGTTGAATTCGAGGTCGTTGCCGCCCGGCGTCAGCAGCCGGGGATTGACGGTGACGATTTGTGATGCGGGAATAGGCATGTTTTCAACTCCTAACGGGTAACGGGATGATGAACATCCACATTTTCAAGTGTGATATGAACCTTGTCGAACGCATCGACATTGACGTCGACATCCGCCCACCCGGCAAGGTGAAGCGTCACGCTGTACCGTGTCTGCCACTGGTTCTGGTCGTTGGTGAACGGCAGGGCGCGGGGGTCATCGGCATGGAGCGCGGAAAGTCCGTAGGACCGGAAGAAGTCCACCGCCACGGCGTCACGGCCGAGAATGACGAATTGAGATGCCGAGCGGGAAACGGTTTCCTCATCCTCACCGCAGAAGTCCACCTGCACGTCGTACAGGGTGAGCATGGCAAGGTTCAGATCGAGGCCGGGGGCGTTGCCGGCGGGCATCTTCCATTGCCGGACATTGGTACCGCGCCGGGCCGCCCCGATGAGCGTGAGCACCACAAATTCGTTGCTGTCCGGCAGGGCCGCCCGATTTCCCCAACCGCGCACGACATGTTCCGGGGCCGGGGAAAGGCAGGTTGTCAGAAAGTCGTACACCGCGCCTAAAACGTCACTCATAGAGCCCCCCCGCGCTTGACATTTCCCCGAATTTGTGGCGTTCTGGCCGCACGGAGTCCGAAAACTCCAACGCGACGGTCGCCATTCCGTTTGTCAATGGCTTTTTTCGTGTCCTGAGACGTGGTATTCTTGCCACGTTCGATATTGGCTCGGAGTGTGGTAGCGGTAACGCCCACGACTGCTCGCGTGCAGTTTTCGGCTCCGGGCCATTTTTGCGTCTGGCCAACGCAAACCGAAAAAACACGCGAGGTTTTACTATGTCTCAGGCCCTTATCTTCCAATCTACCACGTTTGATGTTGTTGACCGTAGCGGACAGCCTTGGATTCAGTCTCGTCAGCTTGCTTCCGCCCTTGGCTACAAGGATGAAAACTCTGTTCGCAAAATTTACGAGCGAAATGTTGACGAATTTACAGACGCGATGACAGCCACGGTCAAAATGACCGTGGGTATCACCCCGGTTGATGTTCGCATCTTCTCCCTTCGCGGCTGCCACCTTCTCGCCATGTTCGCCCGCACTCCCGTCGCCAAGGCGTTCCGGGTATGGGTGCTGGACGTGCTGGACAAGCTCAATGCCGAACGCTCCGCTTCTGCCTCCGAACCTTCCCCCCTCTCCCGCCGTTCCGACCCCGAACGCAAGGCGCTCACGGCCATCATCAACACATGGGTAGGCATGGCCCCGATTCACTACGCCGCCGCCCGGGCGCAGGTGAACGCGCATTTCGGAGTGACCAGCGTGGACGCTCTCACCGTGGCGCAGGTCAAGGAGGCCATTCAGTATGTGCAGGGCAAGATTGACGCCCTGCCCGCTGTGCCGTCCGCTCTTCCGGCCGCACCCTCCATCGTTCCCGCCGTGGAAGCACACCTTGCGACCATCCGCGCCCATGCTCGGGAAATCATGGACTGCGAACGGAGCCTGTATTTTGCCCTGCGGGACACGCTTCCGCCCCTGCGCGGAGTCTCCCGCCCGCTCACCCTGCGCCTGCACGAAAATATGGACTCCGGCTTCGGCCTGCTCGACGCCGCCCTGAAACAGGTCGAAAACACCGCCAGGCTGGTGCTGGAATACGCGCGAAGCTAAACCGTTCATCCTCTCACCTCTTCGGGCCGCCCGGAAACGGGCGGCCTTTCCATGTCCGGCGTTTCCTCTTCCGGCGTCTCTTCGCTTTCGCTCAAATCCGGCCCTTCAAGCTGCTGCACGATACCCACACACACCCAGCCGGAGGCGGTGAAATCCTCCAGCATGGCCGTCACCAGCCACCAGGAACCGTCGGCCCGCTGCATCATGTCCCCGTTCCGGGCCAGAGGACGGACAATGCCGGTGGGAGGCATGGCCGCATCCGGCGCGTAAAGGTACGCCTTGCGGTCCCGCTGCGTCAGGTTGACGGCCTCTGTGTGCTGCAAATCGTCACTGCCAAGGCTTTGTATCTGGGCGGCGACGGTCTGCCCGGGGGCGTACACCGGCACGATCCGTCCCCGGACGTTCTTCTGTCCGACGGATTGCCGCAGGGTGAGGCTTTCGTCCGGGTGCAGCGCGGGGATTGCCCCCCGTACAATGGCATGCAGGTTCATCATTCTTCCACCTCGTACCAGATGGAGCCACGCAGGGAGCCTGTATCCACCAGAGGGCCCGGGGTATGGGTTTCGTTCTTGGCTCCTCCGGAAACGGGCCGCTCTTTGCGTCGTTTCGTGGAGGGCGCATTGTCTTTAATATCCATCTGGTTATCGATGGTTTTCCCGATATCGTCGGCCATGCGCGCGCCGATTTCCCGCAACGCCTCGGAAACGGGCATTCCGTCCATGAGCAGCTTGCCCAAATCGCGCGTCCAGACGTCTTTTTCACGCTTGATGGTATTACGCATGAAAGGCCGGGGCGGAATAGTGACGGAATGTGCGGGAATGGTGACATCCTGCGCGAAATTGGACGTTTCTTTGCGTACAAACCGGGTGCCCACTGTCCCGTCTCGTCCCTGCTTGAAATACAATGTCTGAGTATGGGCGGGAATATTAATCACGCCTCCGAACTCGTTCATAGCCGCGTAAGGGGCGATGGGTTCACCCGTTTCGTCGTTGGTTGCGCCTTCCAGAATGCCCGCCCGCACTTTTCCTTGCGCCTGTGTCATCTCTTGAAGTCTGCGAATCAGGCGGTCGCCGCCTTTCAGGGTTGCGCTCATGCTTCTACCCCCACGGATGCCAGTGGCGCACGGCGTAGTACCGCCCGCCCGCCGCATACGGCTGGACGGCCTGCCAGAACGCCTGCCCGCACGGGGTCTGGCTGTAGAACGCCTTGCCGATGTTCTGCGGGATGGAGAACGACACGCTGACGCTGCCCTCCGTGGCGGACGACAGCGGGCCGCTCTGTCCGGCTGGCCACAGGGCCATGGTCGCCAGGTGACAGACCAGCAGCCACAGCAGCGTCCGGCGGATCAGGATACCATGCTCCGGGTCATAGGGCACCAAGGAGGCATCCGTATTGTCCAGCAGCAGACAGGCGAGGTCGAAAGCCTGCTGAAGCTGCGCATCGGATATCAGTTCCGCCGTGAAGCGGGGATACGCCTCGCGGAAGGCCGCCGGATCGAACTCCACCACCGCCATGTTCAGGCTCCTGTGCCGTCAAAGGGCGTGGTCTTTGCGCCGTTCCCGTCGGATTCCACATCCACCGGTTCCAGACCATGCCGAAGTTCAGCCCGCTCGTTCGCTGCATCCAGCGCATCGGCCTTGCGCGCCTGCGCGAAAATCAGGCCGTTCCTGAATATTTCCATGTGCGGGCCGTAGGTTTTTTCGATATACGACCAGTCGTCCGCGCTGATTTCGGTCAGGCCGAAGGCTCCCACGGGCAGGATGCCCTTTTCCTTTCCCCGCAGGTGAGCGGCGCTGCCCGCCACATGCACCCGGCGGCCGTCCGGCATGCCGAAGGCAATCCCGGAGGCGCGGTTGAGCGCGACAATGACGGTATCAGCCCGGAGGGACTGTTCCGCGCCGGTCTGCGCGGATTTTGCCGCGGCGGAGGTTTCTTTTCTGCGTGCCATGCTGGCTCCTGATTTCCGGCGGGGGGTTCCCGCCGGGTTGTGGACTACATGCCCGTCATCTGGGCGAAGGCGAAGGGCATCAGCACGATGCCGCCATAGGTGGTGCCGACATACTTCTGCCGGAAGCTGGACATGTCGGGAATGACGCGCAGGGCGCGGATCTTTTCTCCGAACGCCAGCAGGCCGGACTTCTGGCCGTTGACTTCCGGCGCGATGAGAAACACGGTTTCCCCCGCGGTCATGCTGTGCAGTTCAGGCACTGTGACGATGCTGATATTGCTGAAATAGCGGGTCAGCATGTCCAGCACGGACACGTTGAAATCCGTGGCCGCGCCCAGACGGACGGCCATTTCCGGCGACAGGCACAGCTTGAGCGGCGTATCGCGGTCAATCAGTCCGCTGGACTGGCGCGAAAGTTCGGCAAACAGCGCAAGGATATCGTTGTATATCTGCGTGGTGGTCTTGTCCGCCCATTTGGTACTGCTGCCCGTGCCTGTGGCTCCCGCGGTGATGGCGTCGGGCAGATTGGGGTCGTTGAGGATGCCGTAGATTTCCTTGCCCGCAACGCCCAGCAGGTAGAAACGGTTCTGGTCGATGTCGATGACATTGGCCGCCGCGCGCTGCTTGGAGGCTGCAAGGTTGACCTTGGCCGCGCTGGACATGGCGACTTCCAGATCGCCGTAGGTGATGGATGTCTGGAAGATATACTGCGGGCGTGTCTGCCATTCGGAGTTGACGCCGGACGTGGTGCCGTTGGCATAGTCGCTGTACGGCTCGGTGCGTCCGGTCATTTCGTCCGCGCGCCACTTGGCATAGGGCGTCGTCCAGTCGCCCTTTTTCTCCTCTCCGAAGATTTCCCGGGCGCGGCGGGGCGCAGTCATGATTTCAATGACCATGGGGTCGATATACGCCAGCAGTTCCGCCGGGACGGTGGTATTGGGCGTGGTGACGAGCGCGGCGTCCTCCGCGATGCGCGCCCGGTTCTCCGGCGAAAGCCACATGCGCGCATTCGGGAAGACAAAGCCGTACTGCGCGGCCTGTTCAAAAGTAGGTTTCATGATTCCTCCTAGGCTCCGACCGCAGCCGCGCCGAGATTGGTACGGGCCTGTTCCGCAGTGGTGGCCCCGGTTCCGCCATTGGCTACGCCAAGCGCGCCGGTGGCATTGCTGAAATCCTTGTTCATCAGGTTGCTGGTGTCGCTTCCGCCGCCCGAACCGGACACGGCCATGGCCCCCCAGTTGCTGATGATGATCGGTTCGCCGATTTCACCGGGTGTCTTGACCGTCCACCCGGTATCAAGGTGCGTGCCGTCGGGAGTTCCGGTGCTGATGGAGCCGTCGACGGTAGAGGCCAGCACCTTCTGCCCCACTGTGGCCTTGGTTGTGGACACGGCCCAGTAGTCGCCGCGTACGGCTACGGTCAGCGCCGAACCCTCGGGCACGTCAAGCGTGCCGTCAGAAAAAATGTCATGATTGACGTAGTTGATGACGCGCTCCACAAAGCCCAGAACTTCCGTGGCCTCGCCCGCCGCATTGGTGGCCTGCGTATTGTCGATGACGCCGGATGACACCACGGGGAAGACGAAGCTGCCGACGGGCAGGGATTTGGCAGCAAGAGGATTGAGCGGCGTGTAGACACTCTGGTCGGGTGTGGCCTTGTCCCCGGCCACGCCGGGAGCACGGTACAGATTGACCTGTTTCTGCAAGGGCATACTGCCTCCTAGTCTGCAAGAGAAATATTGTTGAGTCCGGCGAATTTGCCGTCGAGTCTGGCGGGCGCGGCATCACGAGCCATGCCGCCGGAAAGTTCCGCCGTCTTTCCCGCCCGCAACATGTCGATCATGCCGCGCCATGCCTGCCGGGGATATCTGCGCGGGTCTATGCCGCTCTGTTTCAGCGCGTAGCCGTACACATCTGAAGCCGAGTCGAAGGACAACGGATCAAGGTCGCCCACCAGCCCGCGCACGTCGCGCACGGCCTGATGCAACCCGCGCATGTGGTCCTGAGCCTCCGCGATGGCGGAAGCCTTGATGCGGGCCGCATCCATGGCGGTGAGATGGCGCGGGGACCGAAAAGCCCTGTCCTGCGCGGTCTTCACTTCGGAGGGGTCAGCGTCTCCGGTGGCCGGGGAATACGCCAGGTCTTGCAGGGAGTCGAAAAGCCTTTTGCGCTGTTCGGGTGTCAGATCGGGCACGTCGTCCAGAATTCGGGTAATGGCCGCGTTCTTGTCCTCGTCCTTGCCCATGGCCTTCTTCATACCTGCCGCTTCATGTTCGCGGTCGAGCTTGCGGCGTTCCTCCGGGTTCCGGATCAGTTCCTCGCCATATTTTACCCCCTCAGCGAATGCACGGGATTCCGCCGGATTTTCGGCATCCAGCCCGCAGGCATCCATGGCCTTTTTCATGCCCTCGGACTCGTGTTCACGATCCAGACGGCGACGTTCTTCGGGATTGCGCTCCAGTTCCTCGCCGTACTTGACGCCTTCCGCGAATGCCTGCGACGCGGTGGGGTCTTCCGCATCAAGGCCGCATTTATCCATGGCTTTTTTCATTTCCTCGTCCATGGCGTCGGCTTTCCTTTCGTCACCGGTGGCCCTGGAACAGGCAAGGTCAGTCAGGGAATCGGTGAGTTTTTTGACTTCCTCCGGGTCCAGTTTGGCGGACAGTTCCCCGATGAGCCTGCGGATTTCCTCGGCCTTGTCCTCGTCTTCCGTGATGTCCACAATCTCGCCCGTGACGGGGTCGACCTTGTGCAGGTCAATGATGGCCTGCGCCAGTTCCACTTCCTGTTTTTCGATTTCGGGGTTGTCGTCCTGCGCGCCCCGGAACCAGCGTTTGAGTTTGCCCATGAATGCTCCCTGGATGAGTTTGGGGTTTCGGGTTGTGTCCGCGTCGGGTTGAGGATTGACGCGGACGGGTTTGATGGCTATATTGAGGTCAACAGCGGGTTGAAAACCCGTGGAATCCCCGCCAACCGTAGGTTTGTTCCCTACGCCACTGGCCGGGGATTCTTTTTTCTGTCTCTTTTCAAGGAACAAATCATAATAAAGATTGCCATTCCGGTCTTTTCCCAAAAGCAGTTCAACTTCTCTGGGCTTGCCTTTGAAATTCACCGTGCTTGAAATGGGGATAAAAGCCACAATATCGTCATTTCTTGAATGGTCTATCGCCTCTTCCCTGCCCAGTTTCCCGGTTTCAATAATGTCGCGAATCGCCGGGAACATAAGAAGTTTATCCGGGTTACCGCTGAAGCTTCTTGACTTCTCCATACCCTTGCGAGTGAAACGTATTTCTCCGATATCATCCCGATGAGCCGGTTTGCCCTGCAAATGTTCCTTGTAGTAGTCCACGGCCTTTTGCCGCAGTTCCTTCACGTCGCGGTAGCTGCCGAGTTCATTGCCGGTCAGGGAAATTTCCGTACCGGAGGAAACGCCCCGCTCGCCGCTGCTTTCCCCTCTTCCCTTGCCGAATCTGCCGCTTTTGTCGCGCGGGTGTTTGCTTTCCTCAAAGGCGGTGTCGCGGGCGTCCAGCGCGCCGTCCGCCACCACCACGTCCGGCCCGGCGCGGCCCTCTTCCACCAGCGCGACATGATTGCCCCGGATGTTGCGCATGATGAAGTCATACTCCACGCCCTCATACCGGCCCGGCGTAAAATCAGGGTCGTAGCGGTACGCGCAGGAAAGCTCGCGGAAGGAGCCGTCTTCGATGGCGGCTATGGCCTCGCCGTCCCACACGGTCAAAGGCGCATCCACATAGGGCGCGTTCCAGTCCGCCCTGCCGACGGCCCCAACGCGCGTGAGTCTGGCCGGTTCCTCGGCGCTGTCCACATGATGTTCAATGTGCAGGGGCAGGCCCTGCCATGTGGACAGAGATTTCTTCAACTCCTCAGGGTCACGGAAACCGTAATAGACGGCCTCCGGGTCAAGCCCGGCCTCCCGCCAGCCCGGAATTTCACGCCCGTAATAGGGATTCACCGTTGCCTTGGTGATATGGGACGAGGCGACGTGCAGAAAACCGTTCTCATCCGTGCTGCGGGCGCTGGGAGCGGCGTCGAAGGTCAAGGTGTGGGGAACGGTCATCGTCAATACCTCATTCCCGCCAGGACTCGTCGGCAATCAATCTTGCTGTAACGATTTTCAAAATCGGAAATGGCTGTAACAAGCGTCGGCGGAGGCGGAGTGTTACCCATCTTCTCACGCCAATTTTTCATCTCCGACATGGCCAGCCGATATTCGAGTTCATCCACGCGCCGTTCCAATCTTGTGAATCTCCATTCCTCTTTCGATACAAACATATTCAGTCTCCAAACTCGGGAATTACGGCCCGAAAGGTGCAGTTGCAGGCCACGAGTTCACCGGGAAGCACCTTGCGTCCCACAGCGGAATCATACAGCCCCTCATCCAGCCGGAAGCGTTTGCCGTTCATCTGCATGTGCGTCTTGCGGCTGGACTTTGCGCCCGGCACATGCACCCAGACGCCCTCGGTAATACCAAGTTCCTTTGCTTCAATGCTGCGTATGGCCTGCGTGGCCTTGTTGGACTGGTCGCGGGCGATGAGCTTGGCGCGGCGTTTGGTGATGGCGTAGCGTTTGGCAAGTTCATCCTCCAGAAATTTCACATCGCGGCCACGACTTGCCGAACGCATGACCAGACCGGTCACTTCGGTGAAGTAGTGTTCGGGAATGGATTTGATGAGGGCCACATTTTCACGGATAAGGGCCGCCGTCACGTCGTTTTCCGCCCGGGCCGGATCCATGCGCACCGTGAACCCCGCGTCCTTCAGCGCCTGCTTTATGCTGTTGCGGGTTTTGCGTTCCGTGGAATGGACAAAGTCGCGGGCGAAGTCTTCCAGTTTATTTTGCCAGCGCCGCATCCAGTACCGGAACAGCGTCTGGATACGTTTGCCCAGCGCCGCAGCCGGGGAGGCGTCCTGGGCGATGCGGTTTTCTTCGCGGCGGTATTCGGCCCGCAGCCACCAGACGACGGAGCGGTTCATGTCGTCGATCATGGCTTCCAGCCTGCGGCGGTACTTGGCACGAATGCCAGCATTGGGTTTGATGGCGCGGAGGATTTTAGCCATGGATTGCCCCCGCCTTGTCCACATCGTCCAGTTCCGCTCCGGCTTCACCCGGCAGTTCATCCGGCATTCCATTGCCTTCCGGCACCGCCTCCGGGTCGATATCGGCAAAGCCGCTGTCCGGGTCATCCGCCAAAGCCTTGCGGGCTTCTTCCGGACTGATGATATCGCGGTCAAGATAGACGGCGATGGTGTCGGCTTTCGTCTTCTGCATCGTCGCCAGCGCCGCCCTGTCCTCCTCACCCAGCGGCGCAAAGTCGAAGGTGACGGACGGATCGATTTCGCCGCGCAGGTGAAGCTGCATGCAGTCGAGGACGGTTCGCATGCCGTTCCGCAGCACCTTTTCCTGCTGGCTGGTGATGTGGTCGTAATAATTGCGGATGTCGCTCTCCCCCGTGGCATTGAAGCCGGACGGGCTGATACCGAGCAGCTTGACCGCCGGAGTGCGGTTCAGAGCCGCAAGAATCTCAAGCGACTGGCGCACGATGTCCGTCACGCCGGAGAGCGGCGTTTCCAGCTTGATGACGTCCTCGGCCTCCTTGTCCACGGCCAGCACCCCATCATTGTTCATGGTCTGAATCATGTACCGCATACGCGCGTCCAGCGTCGCCGTGCCGCCTGCGGAAAACAGGATATCGGTCATGCTGGTCTTGAACACGATCATCGAAAACTTGGTCAGCAGACGGGCCTCTGCGGCACGGCATTCCTGGAAATGCAGAACATAATCCCACAATATCTGCGCCTGCGGGATGCCCAGAAAATTGTACGCGGGCTTGAGCAGCACCGGAACCTCGTTGGCAGTGAGGCGGATGAGGCGGGAGGCGTGGACGCGTTGTCCCAGCACCCACCACCAGCGCGGACGGAAATAATCGGGCGACAGCGGTGACAGACTGTTGTAGTCGCCGGGAAAGACGTTCACCGGGTCGATCACGACAAAGCGCAGGATGCCGCCGGGCCGCAGTTCCGCCGAATACGCGCCCATATGCAGGGGGGTGAGCAGCGCGTCGCCCGATACGCCGGTGTCGATGAAGATAAAGGCTCCGCCCTCGTAGCCCACAAGTTCGACGGCTTCATGGAAAATCCTTTGCAGCTCGAGCGAATCCGCCGCATGGGCCAGTTCGGTCAGCAGTTCATCATCTTCACCCGTGCGGGGGCCGGCACCTTCCCGTTTCAGCTCGATCCATGCGCGGGTCATGTCGTCGGCCACGGTTTCGATGCAGGCGCGGATGAGTCCGTTCTGGGCGATGTTCTGGAGTGCGCCGTAGCCCATGAACTGCGCAGCCGGAGCCATGCCCGTTTCAAACGTATGCTGGAGCAGGGTATAGACGCCGCTGGACGCAAGCCGGTTGTCCACGGCAATGCAGGCGTCTTCCGGCGCGCCGAGCGTTCGGGCCGGACCGAACATGGCCCGGATTTCGTCTTCCGTGGGGATATGGGGTCGCGCCGGCCTGCCGCGCACATCAGGCGAAAAGTTCATGCGGCGGGGGGAGGAATTGCGGCTGCTCATGCGACTCTCCTGCCCGCAGCGGTCCGGTTCAGAATCCGGGGGTCAATATTCAGTCCCCGGTGTGACTGCATGTCCCGCAATGCCTGCGTGGTGGCGTCCACCTGGTCGTCATGGGCGGCGGCGGGGAACTGCGTCAATTCCGCAATGTATTCTGCCGCCCACGGGCAATGGGAGGGATGAGGGATATGGACGTTCCCTGCTTCAAAGAATGTGGTGACGGCATGGGCGCGGGCGGTTTTGCTGCCGTCCGGCTCCACGGGAACAATCCCGGAAACATGGTTGCGCAGACTGTCGATGACCGCCGGGCCGTTGGCCTTGTCTTCCACCAGTTTGCGAGTCGCGCCGGGCCATTTGTCGGCCAGGGCGCGGAAGGCGGCAAGCGTTTCCGTGAAGCCCATGCGCCGGCGAACCTGATCCAGCAGGTAGAAATCCGCGCCGGACTTCCCCCACGCCTGCCCCACAACGTAGTCGGTATCGTCGCCTTCCTTGAAGGTCATGTCCCATGACAGCACAAGCTTTTCAAAGCGGAGGGGCAGGTCTTTGGGATACCAGAAGCGCAGCCATTCGGCCCTGAAGATACTGCCGCCGTCCGGCGTGGGGTGCTGCTGGTAAAGGGCTTCCCATTCCCGCGCACCGACAGCCCGGCGGATGCCTTCGAGCTGCTCCAGCGGGTAGCGCTCGGGATGCAGGGCTTCACCGCACTTCCGGTGAGGTTCGTCCTCCGTGGCAATGGCCGGGAAATTCACCACGCGCCACGCATCTCCTTCCCCCCGCCGTTCCGCTTCGAGCAGACGCCCGGAAAGGTCGTCCATGTGCCAGCGGGTATTGATGAGCAGAATGCCGCCGCCCGGCGCGAGACGGGTGTACAGCGTGGAGGTGTACCAGTCCCATACCTTGCGGCGGATGGTGGGGCTATCGGCCTCGGCGCGGTCCTTGAACGGGTCGTCGATGATCAGGATATCGCCCCCCATGCCGGTGATGCCGCCGCCAACGCCCGCGCTGCGATAACTGCCCTTGTGGCCGACGATTTCAAAAAGGTCGGAATTGCGCAGGTAGTTACCGGAGGCAACCGTACGAGTATTTTTGGCGGAAAGCGTGGTGCGGGGAAAGACGGCCCGATATTCCGGCTGTTCGATGATGCGCTGGATATCCCGGTTGAAGCGGCTGGAAAGGTCGGCGCTGTAGGACGTGCCGATGATGGACATATCGGGATAACGCCCGAACGCATAGGCGGGAAAAAGGCGGGACGCCAGTTCCGACTTGCCGTGGCGGGGAGGCATGCAGAGCATGAGGCGGGGGGATTGCCCGGCGGCCGCGGCGGCGAGAAAGGCGTCGAGTTCAGCGCATATCTCCTGATGCACCCAGCCCATGAGGTAATCCGGCCTGACGGCATACACAAAGCCTATCAGGCTCTGCCGTGCCAGTTCCCGCCGCAGGGCGGAGAGATGTTCGGGGTTCAGGGGCCGCATGGGACTCACTCTCCTTTGAACGCGGCACGGGCGGCCGCGGCAATGTCGTCCGGAGACATGCCGGAAAAGTCGATGACCACGGCGGGTGCCTGCGTCATGGAGCCGTCGGAACTGGTCATGTCCACGGTGGACTTGTCGCCGTAAATTTTGGGACGCATACGGGCCAGCCGCCATTTTCGAGAATCCAGCAGCGCACGGAACGCCGCCGGGTCCAGCTCGCCAGACCGGCACTGCTCCTCAAGCTCCGTCATTTCGTCGAAATGTGCATCTGCCTGCGCATCTCTCGCGCGCGCGTACTGATCACCATCCACGTTTTTCAAAAACGTAGGCACGGGCACGCCCACCAGTTCGCACGATTTCCGCACACTCCGGCCGCTGCTGATATGCGCAAGCACGCTTGCAATATGATCTTCCGTCAATCCCGACATGGTCTCATCCGTGTTTGCCCGTTCCGATAACAAGCCCCCCGAAAGAGGCACCCAGGCAGTACATCACGCGAAATTCCGGCCCTGCCATGCTGTCCCGCCCGTTTCCCCGCGAAGGGCGGCCACGCTCCGGCGACGATATGCGTGACCCATTCCAAGGCGACCGTTCACCCGTTACCCCGCTGCCGCGGGCGATCGGCGGCCGGGGGGCCTGCCGCCGCGTGATTCTCTTGCAATACTTTCTACTTTCTTCCGTTTTTTGCCCGTTCTTCACGTTTTTCGTGTTCGTGGTGAAACGGGCACTGCTCGACATGCTGACAGCGTTCTTCCGGGGTCATCATGCCGCGAAGTTCTTCCGGCTTGCGGAAGTCGACCACGGAAAGGCCAAGGACGCGGCGCATCAGCACGTCAAACGTCTTCTGTCCGCAGCTTGCGCCGAGAGCGGCCACAAGAAGATGCATCTCGGCGGAACTGCCGGGGAACAGCATGGGAACAGCCAGAACAGCGACAGAGGCGGAGACGCAGCCTGTGACGGCGGCGACGGCAAGCGAGCCTATGCGCTGCGCCCAGGTACGCTCGTAATAGGAACGCCTGAGATTCAGGACCAGCGCGGCAACGCCGCCCACAACCATGATCGGAAAAAGGTTGGAAAGGACAGACGAATATTCCTGCGCTTCCCGCAAGCCGTTCGGCGATATATCCACGTTCGCGCCTCGCATCAGTTTGTCCCCGTCGCATCGTGAATCCACACGGCCAGCCGTCCGGCGTCGGCGTCATCCATCCACACGCCCGGCGTTCCGTCGAGCGTCAGACGTTGCAGACTGGTCAGCACCGGCAGTGCCGGCATGTCCGGGATTGAGCTGGTCGAGCAGCACCCCGGAACCGTCAGCAGCAGCGCGAGCGCGGAAAGCGGCAGCACGGCGCGCCCGCAGATATTGCAGGAACGCCGCAAAAGCCCGCAGAGCCGCCGCAAGCATGTTCTGCCAGCCACCCACATCACGCCTTCTTCTGTGCCTGCGCGGCGTCGTCGGCGTTTTCGGCCTTGCCAATGTTCATGGCTATCCAGTTCAGAATCTTGTAGACGACTCTGTACACAGAGCCGGAGCTTTCCGTCGGCGCGGGGAGCAGGGCGCAGACAGCGGCGCAAAGCCCCATTGCGGCCAAGACAACCCCCGCCCAGGAACCGAAAATGTCATTGACAAACTGTTCCATGCTTCACCTCATTCTTCCGGCCATTTGCCGGTCATCATCTGTTCCGCAAGCTCACTCGCGCGCCGCCCGACCTGCCCGGCCCACTTCGAGGCCAGCATGCCGTCGCGGGCGTCCTTCCAGCGCATCTCGCGCGCCGCCCGCAGGGTGTTCCCGAATTTCAGAAGCCCCGCCGCGCCCATGTTGAAGGCCATGTCCAGCAGCACGGCCTGACGCGGCGCATTGAGCCTGCGCCACCACGGGATCTCCTCGTCCAGCGCGGCGGCAAACACGGCTGCGTCCGCAATCAGGATTTCCCGCGCCCGCGCCTCGGAAATGACGGAAAGCGCGTCCAGCCCCTCGATGGGGTTGGCGTCCAGATTGTGCCCGTACCCGATGGTCAGCGCCCCGGCGGGACAGCGATAGGCGACATGCGAACCGTCCGGCGCGCGCTTCGCGCCTTCATGCCGCATGAGCTGCTCCAGAAAACGCACATCGCTCTCGATGAGATCCGCCATAAAAAACTCCCGGTTTTGCCGGGAGTGTAGCACAGGGGTAAAAACACCGGACAGGCAGGGACAGGCACAGACAGGGAGAGATAAGCAGGGATGGGGTTGACAGGTTTTTCAACGAACGCTGTTTTCCACGCACCACGCCTGAAGAGCGTTGTATTCCGCGCTGTACCGTGTGCCGTCAAAGGCAATGGGAGCGCCCTGTCTGTACCACTCGCGGACGGTGTTGGGACTGCGCTCGAATCTGTCCGCTATGGCCGTCAGGGAAGGGAGATGCCGGGGAGCAAGAAAAATTTTGATTTCACGCTCTGCGCTCATGCTTCCCCCATTTCCCGCACGCAAACTTCCCAGCGCCCGGTCTCACCGTATGCCTTCTGACAAATCAGCCGCACCACCTGCCTGTCGTCGTACCAGTATTGCAGACGGGTCATGGCGTCCTTGAGCTGCTTGGCAAGATTGTCCAGGTCGGGCTTGTGCGTGTGATACTGCTGACCGCGCAGCATGGCCGCCCGACGGGACTTGCCCGCGCTTTTCGGCGCGGGGAACACCGCCCGGAACTCGAGCGAGATTGCCCCGGCCAGGGGCGCGGCAGGCATATATTGCATCAGCAGGGCATCCAGCGTCCGCTCGTTGGCTTTCTGACCGGCGCTCTTGTAGGCCATGGGCTGACCATTGCGCATGGCGTGCCGCGCCCTCTGCTGGGCCGTGGGCACGCAGGGCAGGATGAAAGTCATTTCCATTGTCAACGCCCCTCCAGTTCAAGCAGAAACGCAATATTGCAGGCCGCATGGGCAAGATGCGGCAGACCGCTTTCCGCGTCTGTTCCGCCCGGGTCACGCAGATATGCACAGACATGCCGCATGAGTGCGTCACGGTAGCGTGCAGGTTCAACCTGCCGCCAGTTTTCAGCGTCACCGTATTTCCTTGTCCCGTAGGTTCTTACCTCCCCCACGGCCTCAATAATCGCCGGGGGGACAAGAGCCAGTCGGGGTTTCCCCGCATCCGCCTTGCAACTCTGAGTAATATCCATGTCTTTCCTCCCGCACAGTTGGCAGGCCATGGGGCCGCCGACTGCCTCGTCAGGGCAACTGTCACAAGTCATCGGTCGCCCGCCGAGCTTGTCTGAAACTATCCCGCCAGCCTTCACCGCGTTCATCCACGATAAAATCCGCATATGGCTTGTCAAAAATCATGTACGCCGTCCCGGTGCCGCTGCTCCTGCCCTTGCGCACAAGCGCCTCCACCGGGGTCCGGGTCAATGCCTGATTTTTCCGCTCCGAATGCAGCATGATGACGATATCCGCGTCCTGCTCCACCGCTCCGGACTCCCGCAGATCGGACAGCTCCGGCCTGCGTCCTCCGTCCTCCACCTTCCGGTTGAGCTGGGAAAGCAGCCACACAGGGCAATTCAACTCCACGGCCAGCCTCTTCATGGCCCGACTCATGCCCGCGATTTCCTGCTCGCGCGAATTGCATTTCTCATCCGGGTACATGAGCTGCAAATAATCCACGACCACCAGCGCCGGGCCGTCCTTCATCCGCCGGGCAAGTTTCCGCACTTCCGCCGGGCGCACCACACGGCTGGAACTGTCCACGATTTTCAGCGGCACTCCGGCCAGGCTCTCCCGCGCCCGCAGCATCTTCGGCAACTGGCCTGCCGCCCTGTCCAGTCCCTGCCGGAAGGCCCTGTTGTCTATCTTCCCCTCACGCGCCAGCAGGCGCGCGCCGATGGTCCTGTCCCGAACCTCGCAGGAAACGAACAGCACAGGCCCCACGCTTCGCGCCGTTTCCACGGCCATGCAGCCCGCAAAGGCCGTCTTGCCGAGACCGGGCCGCCCCGCCAGCACCACCAGTTCGCCCGGGGCCGTGCCGCCCTTGAGCACGTTGTTCAGGTTCGTCCAGGGCGTGGGGAGCGGCCCTGCTCCGTCCCCGCTCTCCACATCGGCCAGAATGCCGTCCAACAGTCCGTCCAGCGTTTCCGCCGTCTGCGGCGTCCTCACGCCTTCAATCGCCGCTATGGCCTTCGCCGCTATGCCGTCCGGGTCGGCTCCATGAATCAGGCACTCCCCGGCGGCCTCCGTCAGTACGCGGTTCAATTCCTCGCGCCGGAGCATGGCGTTCAGGGCTTCCGCGTGAAACAGCACGGCGTCTCGATGGGCAAAGACACAGGCTGACAGTTCGGCCAGCGTCCCCGCATTAATCTCCGCGCTCTTGCCGTTCAGCCAGCGCTGATGAAGCACGTTGAACACGCTGACGAGGTCAACTTTCATCCCGTCCTTGTGCAGCGACTCCACGGCCTGCCAGATATCCGCCAGTTCGCAGGATTTCACCGCATTGCCGCCCACCAGAGCCAGAGCATCCCCGGCCAGCTCCGGTTCCCGCTCGCAGCAGCCGAGAAAGCCGCCCACAAGGTTACGCTCAAGGTTCTGGCGTTCTTCGCTCATGTAGTGCCTTGCCATTACCACCGCTCCCGATTGTCGTACTTGCCTTCAATCACGCCCGCAAAGCCGCCCGGGCTCATGAGCTTGTCAAAATCCGCGATGTACACCGAACCGTCACGGAACGCCCTTTTCCCGGTCAGGAAATCCGATTCCGACGCCCGACCGAAAAAACGCCGCAGGTATGCAAGCCGTTCCTCCGGGCCGTCGCGCTGTCTCTTGGCCTTGAGGCGCCTGCCGATATCCGCCCAGCGTGCCTTCATGGAGCGTCGCCGTTTCTCGTTCACGATTTCAACCCGCGGATGTTCCGGCAGGATTTCATGGTACAGGGCGCGGATTTCTTCATAGGGGCAGGAGGGAGCTTTCGCCTCGGGTGGTTCCGGCGCTTCCGGAACATTCTTTTCGACAGGCTGGGGGGCGTCGCCGCCGTCCGGCGGGGACAAACACTCGAACGAAGTGAGAGTGTTAATATTAATACCAGGAGAGGTAAGGAAAGGAGCATTGCCGGAATCATGCGACTGCATTGCGGCTGCATCATTTTCGCATTGCGGTTGCATGGAATCGGCATTGCCGTCCGCATTGCCGCGCTCATGCGCCTGCTTTGCGGCCCTGCGTTTTTCCCATCCGGACAGGGCGTTGGCTCGTGCCTGCTCCTTTCTGGCCTCAGCTTCCGCCTGCCACGGATTATGCTCAGCCCAGTCATGCAAAACATAGCCTTCCGGCGTCTCGTCTATCCACATGCCGAGGCAGTGCTCAAAAAAAGTCCGCTCTTCACCCTGCCAGTCAGCCGCAAGCTCGATATCCTCCCAATCCATGCCGGAAAGATTGCCGTTTGCACGGTTCTGCGCCGCCCAGAGCCACAGTATTTGCAGAGAACGGATGCCTTC